TACTTCAGATACTCTAATGAGTGATTTTGATAATTGCGATCTCAAGCAGGTCAATACATTATCGGATGCTCAGTTGAAGAAAGCGTTGGATAATAGTAAATTGATTACCTCATGGTTAGATGCTATTGAATCTTACGTAAGAGATAAGATTAACAACGGTGATGAGTTTGTGGGTTATAAGATGGTGGCTGGACGCTCTAGCAGAAGTTGGAGCAATGAAGAAGACGCTGTGAAAGTGTTATCTGAAGCCTATTCTAAAGAAGAACTTTATGAAGAATCTTTTATCACAGTCGCCAAAGCCGAAAAGTTATTAGGTAAAAAGAATATGGGTTTATTGAACGATCTTGTAGTGAAGAAAGATGGTAAGCCAACATTAGTACCCAACAACGATAAACGCATATCTATTAAGATATCTGCTAATGATTTTGATTGAATAAATAACAAAATAAAAGTTGACAACCACTAATAAGTCAAGTTAAGATGAACATGCCAATTAAGGCAAACACTTTAAATTTTAAAATAAAAGGATAAAATACAATGTCAAAATTAAAAATCAATAATGTTAGATTATCTTTCCCTTCTTTGTTCAAGAAGGCTGTTTTTAACGGCACTGAAACAAAATATGAAGCAACGTTTCTTTTCCCTAAAGATGGAGCAGTACATAAAGAAGTACAAAAAGCAATTGATGGTTTCATTAAAGAGAAATTTGCTGAAAAACCCCCTAAAGGTCTAAAGGTTACCTGCTTAACTGACGGTGATGAGAAAGACTATTTAGGTTACGAAGGTAACATGGCGCTTAAAGCAGGTAACGGTAAACGCTTTTTAATCATTGATAGCGACAAAACACCTTTGAGTGAAGACGACAACCGTCTTTATGCAGGTTGCTATGTAAATGCTATCGTTGAGTTCTGGTTCTCAGATCATCCTTTGGGTGGTAAACAAATCTTAGGTACACTATTAGGTGTACAGTTCTTTAAAGATGGCGAACCATTCTCTGACGGTGTTGGCGCTTCTCTTGATGACTTTGATGAAGTTGATGAGTTCTAATTAGAACTACTTAGTTCTAACATCTATTACTAAGCCGGTGTAATACCGGCTTTTTTATTACTTAAATAGGCTACCCCTATGGCAATCGTAATTGATGTTGAGTGTTATAAAAATTTCTTTTTATTCTATGCACTTAACACTAAAACAAGAACCACACGCATTATCCCTATGTATGAAGGCTGTCCTTTAGATGAGGATTTATTGCGAGCTACCATGCAGTTGGAAACCGTTAGCTTTAACGGTCTTAAATATGATCTTGCTATCATATCTGCTGCATTATCGGGTTGGGATTGTGCTCGATTACACAAGCTTTCTAACGACATTATCCAGAGCAAACTTCCGATATATAAAGTTTTACAAAACCATAAGCTCAAACTTCCCTATTACAATCACATCGATCTTATTGAAGTAGCTATAGGTCAAGCTTCGCTCAAGATTTACGGTGGACGTTTGAATGCTCAGAAGATGCAAGATTTACCAATCGATCCCCAGTCCTTTATATCACCAGAGCAACGCGAAATACTCACTAAATATTGTTATAACGATTTAGAGCTCACAGAACTTTTATACAACAAATTATTGGCTCAAATAGAATTGCGTAGATCTATGTCTAAACAATATGGTATGGATTTAAAATCAAAATCAGATGCACAAATAGCTGAAGCGGTAATTAAATCAGAACTATCTGCTATTACTGAGCAGATGTATAAGCCCAGAACATTCCCTCCAGGGTATATTTTCTATTATAAAAACCCTAAGATCATCTTCTTTCACACCGATCAACTGACGGATGTGTTTAATAAACTGCTAAAAGAACCGTTTCAATTGTCTGAATCCGGCTCTGTGCAAATGCCAGTGTGGTTAGCTAAGCAAAAGATCCGTATAGGTACTACTGATTATCAAATGGGGATAGGTGGATTACATAGCTGCGAGAAAGGACAATACATAGAGTCTAAAAACAAATATTTACTTAGCGATTATGATGTGACTTCTTTCTATCCAAGTATCATTCTACAACAGGAACTTTATCCGGAGCCTATGGGGGAGGAGTTCTTAGCGTTATATCAATCTATTGTAGATCGTAGGATTGTAGCCAAGAAGAATAAAGATGATGTTGAAGCTAATACCTTAAAGATTGTGTTAAATGGATCTTACGGAAAATTTGGTAGTAAATACAGTGGGTTATACTCACCCGAACTATTGTTACAAACCACCCTAACTGGGCAATTATCCCTGCTCATGCTAATCGAAACGCTGGAAGCAAACGGAATAAAAGTTATCTCAGCCAATACAGACGGTATTGTGACGTACTACTATGAAGATAAACGGGAGTTATTAGAGCAATTATTATTCGACTGGGAGCTAGATACCTCATATAACTTAGAAGAAACGGTCTACCAAGCAATCGCTTCACGAGATGTGAACAATTACATAGCTATCAAAACTGACGGTAAAGTAAAAGGTAAAGGTTGTTTTGCCGATCCTTCTTTATCTAAGAATCCTGACGGACAGATCATCTATGAAGCAGTTATTACTAAAGTATCTAAAGGTATTCCTTTAAGAAAAACAATCACTGAGTGTACTGACATTACTAAATTTGTTACGGTACGTACGGTCAATGGTGGAGCAGTGATAGGTGATAAATATTTAGGTAAAGCCATCAGGTTCTATCATTCAAACAGTACTGAATTGACAGACGCTACTATAAACTACGCTAAGAATGGTAATAAAGTACCTAACTCACAAAGCTGTAGACCACTAATGGATCTACCTGAGAAGTTCCCCAGCGATGTGGACTATAGTTATTACTACGACAAAGCTAAAGAACTACTTGCTGACATAGGATATAAAAATGCTTGAGAAAACAATAGAAACTGCATTAGTTAAAAAGGTGAAAGGGTTAGGGGGGATGTGCGAAAAGTTTACATCACCAGCAAGACGTTTTGTTCCGGATCGCATCATTACGCTACCAGAGGGTCAGATCATCTTTGTTGAATGTAAAGCGCCTGGTGAAAAACCGACGAAAGGTCAGGAAAGAGATCATGGTAGACGCAGAGTGTTAGGTTGTGATGTTAGAGTCATTGATTCATTAGAACAAGTAGAGAGGTTTCCAGAGTGCTAGATAGACCTGATTTGCATGAATACCAAAATAGAGGTGTTGAATTTATAAAGAGTGAAGGAAGAGTATTTCTTATGCTAGCTATGGGTATGGGGAAAAGTTCTATCACTCTAACGGCTGTCTCAGATTTACTTGATAGCTTTAGTGTGAATAAAGTATTGATTGTAGCACCACTTAGAGTAGCTAATTCAGTGTGGAGACAAGAAGCTAAGAAGTGGAAGCATTTAAAGCACATGAAATTCCAACTTTGTATTGGGGATCAGAAAACTCGCCTTAAAGCGCTTCATCATGATAGTGAGATATACATTATTAATCGGGAAAACATAACGTGGTTAGTAGATCATTACGGTAAGAAATGGCCTTTTGATATGTTAGTAATTGATGAGTCATCATCTTTTAAATCAGCCAGCTCTAAACGCTTTAAATCATTGAAGAAAGTTTTACATTTTACCGATAACATTGTGTTGCTGACAGGGACACCATCTCCTAACGGACTACTTGATCTATGGTCTCAGGCGTACTTAATCGATTATGGACAGTCTTTAGGTAAAACTATGAGCGCTTATAAACAACGATTCTTTGAATCAGATTACATGGGTTATTCGTTTAAACCAAAAGCTTCATCACAAGCTATCATTGAAAACCTTATGAGATCATATACGCTATCAATGCAAGCAGAAGATTATCTTGAGCTTCCTGATCGTATAGACCTGATTGAAAGTATTGATTTAACACCCGCTGTATTAGCTCAGTATAAAGAGTTTGAGAAGAACTTGTTTATGGAGGTGGATAAAGAAACCATTGAGGCAATTAACGCAGCTGTTCTTGCAAATAAGATGATCCAGTTTTCGAATGGGGCAATGTACACCGACATTTACAAAAATTGGATTGAGATTCACACTGCAAAAATCGATGCTCTCGCTGAGATAATAGAATTAAATGATGAGCCCATATTAGTGGCCTATAACTTTAAGAGTGATTTAGAAAGGTTGCAATTAAATTTTCCTACAGGTGTTGTTTTAGATACGGATGACGAAACAATTAGACGATGGAATAAAGGCCAAACCAAATTACTTTTTGCACATCCTCAGTCAGCTTCGCATGGTCTTAACCTGCAGCATGGTGGATCCTTAGTAGTATGGTTTTCACTTAATTGGAATCTTGAATATTATCAACAGTTTAATGCTCGTCTACATAGGCAGGGTCAAACAAAACCTGTAAGAATAGTACATCTTGTTGTTAACGATACTATAGACGAACGAGTCATCAAAGTGTTAGGTGAAAAAGATGCTACCCAGGCGAGTTTGATGAAAGCTTTAAAATAATTGTACATGACCGCTTGACATTATTATTTTTCTAATTTAATATTATCACAAGTTCTGAGAAAACCGTTCAAAGCTATCTTGGAACTTATTAATATTAAACTAACCGAGGGTAATATGATGTCAATGACCGCAACACAAATAGAAAGAAAAATCAAAGAACTTAAAGAACAAAACCCTTTTGTTCCTACTAGCCCTTGGTATGAATATTGGCTAACCAAAAACGGGTATTTTACTTATTTAATTATGTTAGAAAAGAAAGGAGGCTAAGATGCCATTATTTACTGAATTTCATATTTATGGTTTAAATCTTTATATAGAATTTCACATTGGTGTAGATGAAACAGAATATATAATCAATGAAGTCATACTAGCCGATTCAAATATAAATATTTTAGACATATTGTCAGAAGAAGTAATTATCAAAATTGAAAATCATATTGGTGAAAACTTAGATGATATTATTTCTTACAATGACGATGGGGGAGTTTACTAATGGGTATGGATGATATAGAAACCACAGTAGTATTAAACGGTGTAGACGTTAATGTGGTCTATAACTACGAACCACGTTACATTAATCCTGAGTACGCTTATGGCTGTACTGATGAAGTAATCGAGATACAAACCATTACTTATGGTGAACTTGAGTTATTGCCTTTATTGAAAAAAGAAGAACTGGATGATGTAGAAAGCCAGTTAAGTGACCAGATGTGTGATTATTACGCTAATAAGCGTGATGAAGAATTTTACGAGAGTTAATCTCCTGTCCGCCACTCCGAAGGTGGCACATTCCATGACCCTATTAAGTTAGGGTCTTTTTTAATTCGCTGGCGCACCACCCCTCAATAGGACGAGTTGCCAAGGACGACAGAGTAAAGGCCATGTTTCTGAGCCTGAAGTAGTATTGATGCTTAACCACTGTCCCAGCAAATTAATTTCTAGCAGTGGAAATAAGATAAGTCGTGGTGCTAAATATAAACGATTAATCAATACAGAAACAACGACAAGGCCTGAAGTCGTAGGACAGCGGATACGCAGTCGAAGATGGCACTATTAAGGATAACCATTTACCAGAAGTCTTACTCTTACCGCCTCTCACAGAAGCGCACCGCATAGAGTCAGCAGGACGGCCATAAGTGGTTATCACCTAATAGTTATTAACAGCAGAGGGCAATGTGAAATTAAAAGAATGGTTTAGGGTTTTGCCAGAGGCTTCTATTGAGGAAGCAATCAAACAGGCTAAAGAGAATATGAAGTTATCCAACAACATGCTTTTGTTGGCTAGACGTGAATTAAAAAGAAGAAGAAAGGAGGATAAATGCGAGCTTTAACCGTAATGATGGCAGTTATATTAATACTGCAAATGGGTACATTAGCTTATGGCTTATATGAACTCTATAACGCTAAACAAAGACCAGTTATGGTGGATTGCGCTGATCTTAGTATGGCATTAGTTGATGAGAGGGGGGAGGAATGAACACCATCACCATATCTGAAATAGCTCAATTACAAGACCTATCAGCAGACTGGGTTATCAAGTTAAGAAAGACCTATTGGGCAGGTAAGTTTCCAGCACCATTGGTGTCAAAGGGTAATAAGCTAGTATTTGAGCGTAAAGAAGTATTGGAGATGCTAGAGAAGTATCCTTATATCAAAAGTGAAAAGAGTGCTAGAAGCAGGAAGATTACTAGAGATATGAGATGTGCAGAGTTTGCACCAAGAGCGTACACATTGGATTTGGACTATTTAAAATGGTTAAGTGGAGGGGTTAATGAAAGCATTAGACTGGCCTATCATGATTGCTAGGCTTAATAAGCAAATGAATTTAACTGAGATTGAAAAAGAAACTGGTATTCATTTCACGACACTTGGGAAAGTTAAACAAGAGTATCAAGTTATAACGGCATGGGATAATAGTATAGCACTATTAGATCTTTATATTAAGAAATTTGGCGCAGATGTGCCACGATATGGGGATCATAATGTCTAGAGAAAAAGAACTGCTCGCCCAGCCTGAAGGTATAACGCCAAGAGAAGGTTTAAAAGAATTTAAAAAAGGTTATGCACAAGCCGAGCAAGATTTAAAACGTGAGCCTTTGAGTGATGATGTAATAGCAGATTTATGGGGGATAAATATGCTGGTAAAACTTTTATGGTTCGTAACTTTGCCAGAGCAATAGAAAAAGCACATGGGATAGGGGAATTATGACAACTGTATACGAAATGATGATGAGAGATGCTCAATTGATTATCCAAGAATGTGTTGGTATTTGTGATAATGTAGAGTATGAATATCTTTCAAGAAGTAGTGTGAATATTGATATTGCTCATGGTGCTAATCTTTGTTCTTATAAGATTACCAAACATTTTGGAGATGAAGAATGGAAAATCCAATACAGAGTTTGATTAATAATTTTGAACACGAAATTAAAGAATCAAATATTGAAGCAGAACAATCCGAGTTATATCAAAAGTTTGCAGATAAGGTTATTGAATTATGCATCGATAAAGGTAAAACACAAGGTGAAAACCTTTATTATTTATGTGATTTATTGTGTTGGAGATGAAGAATGAACGAACGAATTAAAGAACTTGCTGAACAGGCTGGATTGAGATTTACCCAACTAATGAGCAACCCAATGGTTCCTGTTGTAGATGGTAAAGAAACAGATTTAAAAAAGTTTGCCGAGTTGATTATCCAAGAATGTTTTAAAATAGTAGATGATTATGGTATTGAACAAGCTGGAATAGCAGAAGAGAATTATTGTGGAGAGCAACTTTATGTTTCTATGAAAATAACTGATTCAGCATATAAAATTAAAGAATATTTTGGAGTTGGTAAATGAATATATTAAAGAAATTTGAAGTAAAAGACCTCAACAACAGAATTCGGTCTCATTTTAATAAAGGATTCTCCACTGAAGTGGAGCGAGTTGCAGGGTTTCCTGATGACCCTTGGAATGAAGTTTATGAATACAAACCACATTATGTGTAAGATTTACTGCTAATAACGCAGACTATGATATGGCATTAGAAAATGCTAAGAGGCAAACTCAAAGGCACATATATGGTGATGTTTTATCACAATTACAGATAATCGAAACTTGTGTGTATAACGGTGGGTACTGTGACACATTAGAAGAGATAAACAGACTTAGAACAATAATAATGGATATTGCATAAATTATGGAAGCGAAAGTAGATTTCAAAGAATTAATGATTATGGTGATGGTAGAAGCTCATCGCGGACAAGTCGATAAATCTGGAAAACCTTAT